TAGAATACCGATGAGAGAATTGAAAGGAGCTGGTCAATCTTTATCAGCTCAAATAAAGAGTTATAATAATGGTAAACCTAATAGTAAGATTTTAATTAAAGAGTTTCCTCCTAGTACTGTTACGCCGCAGAATATACAAGGTTATATTACAGAATTAAAAAATAGAGGTATTAAAGTTGATGCGGTAGTACTTGATTATCTAAATTTGTTGAAGAGTCCTCTCGGTGATAATTCTTATGAAAGAGTTAAGCATGTTGCAGAAGGTATTCGTGCTTTAAGTTATGTTTTTGAATGCCCGTTTATTTCTGCTACTCAGTTAAATAGATCTGGTTACGATGAAGCGAACCCTGGTTTAGATACAATATCAGAATCTATTGGAATGGCTGCTACTGCTGACTGTATTTTTAGTATATTCCAAGATGATGAAGATAAAGAATTAGGTATAGTTAAAATGGGTATGATGAAAAATAGATATGGTGCTAATTATGGGCAGACAGCATTACGATTAAATTATGATACCTTAACTATTTCTGAAGATGAGACGTTAAACGTTGATGATGAAGGTAGTGATATGTCTGATTTAACTAATACTCTTAGCATGTTGAGTAATTAAAAAGAGGAACTAAATAAAATAAATGCCTACAATTCATATAATTACTGATGCAGATCTTGACGGAGCTGGTTCATATTTCTGTTTAAAACAAGCATATAAAGACAATACCTTAACATATTCTGTTACTACTGAAAAAAAGTTTATTAAAGATGTTTCATATTTTAAATTTGAAGACTATGATCTGGTAATTATATGTGATTTAAATTTAAAACCAGCTGAAATTAGATTATGCGATTTAAAGAATGTAGTAGTAATTGACCACCACGCTGAGCATATGGAATTAATAGATTCATATAAAAATGCAAAGACTATAATAAAAGATTATCCATCATGTACAAAATTAATATATGATAACTTTAAGTTAGAAAATAAATTTAATAAAAATCAAAAACTTTTAGTTAAACTAATCAATGACTACGATAGTTATACTTTAAGTTTACCTTTTAGTAAGCCTTTAAATCAAGTATTTTGGACGTATACTGGAGACCGAGTAAAGAAATTTGAAGAAGATTTTGGAAAAGGTTTCTTCGGCTTTAATTCTTTTCATAAGAATGCTTTAAAAATAGTTGAGACTAAAATTAATAATTTCTTTAAAGAAGAAACTATCCATGGTGGTAGTATTAAAATTGGAGGTAATATTTATAATGTTGCAGGTGTAGTTGTATCTTTTAGCCCGAATGAAATAGCTGAACGCATTATAAAAGATTATAAAGTAGATTTTGTTATAATGCTAAATTTAAAAGGTAAATGTGTTTATATGAGACGAAGTTGTGATTGCCCGTTGAATATGGGTAAGTTAGCATTTAAACTTATGGATGGAGGGGGTCACCATGATTCTGCGGGTGGTACTTTAAATGATTCAATAATTAATATTACCAAATTACTAAAACCATTAAATGAAAAATAATAGCCCTTATCAAAATATTCAGATAGCTGAATTCGAAAAATCGTTTTATTCTTATTGTACTTTTATAGCATTATTACATGATAAAAAAATGAATTTTGCAACCGTTTTTTTAAAAATATTAGAAGATAGAGCTTTACGTGATATATTTGTTAGTATTATAGAAGAAGAAAATGACTTTACAGCGATTAGAAAATATATTCAAACTGAGCCCTCAGTAACAAAGAGCAAATACGTAACCAAATTTTTAAATAAGTTTGAAGGATTTAATGACTGAAGTAGAAAAAATAATTTATAATAATTTTTTAGAAGTTAGTAAAAAGGTAAATAACAAACCAGTAAAGTATAGAAAGAATTTTGATAATTTTCCGGATGAAAATTATATTATCGTTAGTAAATTAAGTAACTTTTTTTATAAATTTAAACATTTAAAAATAAAAGATTTTTTTGAAGCACCTTATTTTGTTTATGATGAAAACTATTTTGATTTAAAATTTTATCTAAGTCCTAAAGCTATTAAAGCTTATACTCTATACAATGATAAATTTCTTTTAAACAATCCAGATAATGTTAATACGTTATCAAAAATTCAAGAATCTATAAAATTTATTTATAATTACTGCAAAGAAAATAACATCAACATTAAAGATTATCTAGCAGTAAAAGAAGGGGAGTATAACGTTTTTATGAAACATATTAAAAATAGAGACGTTATTATCTTTATATTATTTGCTTTTAATAATTTTGAAAAGGTGGTGGGGTCTATTGATACCGATATAAAAACTATGTATAGTTCTAATTTTTCTCGACTAAATTACATTAGAACAAAATACTATTCTAGCTCTAAAGCAAAGAAAATAATTAATAAATTTAAGATTTTCGTTGAAAATCAAAAAGTATAGTCTATAATTAAAGTATGAGTAATATAACAAGTTAATGTTTGATAGTATTAAGTCTGCTCTAGCAGCAGATAATAATAATAATAAGAGTGCAATTGGTGATATCCTTAAGACTCCTCCTGGTAATACTTTTACAGTAAGATTGTTACCTTTTGCTAAAGACCCTTCTAAGACGTTCTTTCATTATTTTCAGCATGGTTGGAATAGTTTTGCAACCGGTCAATATACTAGTGCAATTTCTCTTCAAACCTTTGGTGAAAGAGATCCTATTGCTGAAGAGCGCTATAAGATTCTTCGTACTGGTAATGAAGAAGAAAAGGAAAAGGCTAAGGCAATTATGCGTTCTGAAAAGTGGTTAGTTAATGTATATGTTGTTAATGACCCTGTTAATCCTGAAAATAATGGTAAAGTGAAAATGCTTCGTTATGGTAAGCAAATTCATAATATTATTACTGATGCTATTGAAGGTGAAGATGCTAGTGAATTAGGTGCTCGTATTTTCGATCTAGGACCTAACGGTTGTAATTTTAGAGTTAAGGTTGAAAAGCAAGGTGACTTTCCGACTTATGTATCATCTAAGTTTGGTATGCCTGGTGCGATTGATAATCTAGATGAAGATAAACATAAAGAACTTTATGATAATGTATTTGAACTATCTAGTGTATTCAATGTAAAGAGTGCGGATGAGCTGAAGACTATGATGGATGAGCATTATTACGTAAGAGACTCATCTACTGATAATAATGTTGTTGAAAGAGTTGTAGTTGATACTCCTATTGAAACTACTTCGGTTGTTACCCCTGTTACTGAAACTAAAAAAGACGATAATGAAGATGAAGTTCTAAAAGAACTGCTTGAAGGTTTAGACGTTTAATATAATGAGCGATCAATTACCAGAAATGATACCTATGCCAGGTAATCCATCTGATGGAGGTGGGGGACCGCCTCCTGAGTCATTTGAAAGGCAGCTTTCTCCTGAAGAGGAAAGAAATACGTTAATCAATTTTATGGGCAATATGTATGGTGAAGCGAAAAAGATGGATGGTCAGATTACTGGGCCGAGTTCCACCCTACAGAGAGGCAAAAGCGAAGAGATAAAAAAACAGATTGAACTAGCTTATACTCAACCTCAGCAGTCTGCACCACCAGTGCAGACTGCTCCTCTTCCTCAACCTGAAGTTCAAACCCAACCTCAACCGCAAGTCGAAGTTACTCAACCAGTAGATAATGATCAATTATCATTTAATTTTGATATTAGTGAAAAGGAAGAGTTATTTACTTTAGTTGAAAGGATATTAACTCGATTAGATCGATTACAACGGAAAGTAGATAGTCTAGTAGAATATAATGAAAATAGTAAAATTGTTTCTTTACCAGTAAAAAGACAATCAAAAAAAAAATCAGTGGATAAAAAAGAGGAAGTTTAATATAATAGATAAAGTATATGGGTTATTTAAAAATAAAAAATAAAAAAGATTTCGTTTCTAACTTTCTTGTACCGGTATCAAATTTAAATGATGCCTGTATTCTATCGATAGAAGGTGATAATATTTGTTGTACGTTAGCATCAGCAGATGCAACGATTGTATGTAAGACTATTATAGCAATAGATACAGATTTAAAAGATAGTACGACTTTAAACTTACCGGATATTAAAAAACTTATAAGAGTTTTAGATATTATACCTACTACAGATATTGAACTAAAGATAAATGAAAATAATATATCTTATAATCAAAATGGTTATAAATTTAAATATCATTTATTAGATGATGGTATTATTAAACAACCTTCTTTAAATGTTGAAAAGGTAAAAAAACTTGAATTTAATACTAAGTTTAACGTGAAAGAGAGTGAGTTAAATACACTGTTTAAAGGTAGTTCATTTGCAACTGAGACGTCAAAGGTATACCTTTATGAAGAAGATAATAAAATCTATAGTGAGTTAGGTGATAGATCTAGACATAATTCAGATAACTTTGTATGCCTACTAAGTGATAATTTCGAAGGTAATATTGATAAGCCTCTACCGGTTAATTTTGACTCATTCCGCTTGGTTAGTTTTGGTGGAAGTCGGGAAGTTAAATTTAGTGTAAATACAGATATGGGTGTTATAACTTGTAACTTTGAAAAAGGTAATACTCAATTGATTTATATTATTTCCGCATTAATTAATTAACATATGAAAGATTGGTCAGAACATAAGGTAAAAAATAAGATTAAAACAGCAGGTTATTTTATCAAGAGATTGAAAGATAATGGTTTTGTAGTTTTAAAAATGTTTAACGCATATTCAGAAGCAGACCCAAGAAGATGGTCTATATTAGTAGATCCAGGTTATCATAGTGTATTTATTACTTGTTTTACCAATAAGGATGAAAAGGGGGAGGTATTGTTTGAATTTGATGATGGTGGTAATAATTTTAAAAGAGGGTTTTATCTCAAGACCGATAGCATTGAATCTGTTGTTACTCAATTATTAGAAAAAGGTATCAATAACGACCCATCTAAAAACCCATTTAGTAGAACTAAATAGTTAAATGAGTGGTGACGAAGAAAACGACAAGAATGAAGAAGATCTAGTTGGTAAAAACGACGTCAATAGTAATCTTGATCCAGAGATTGAAGGTTTAATAAGAGATGCTTTAAAAACTTTAGTTCAAGAAAAGTTTGATAGTAGAAAAACTGATGATGATATTGAAGCCATGGTATCTACTTGTTCTGAATTTATGAAATGCTTTGTAATTATGGGTTATGATTTTAAAGGTAATTCAATTAAACCTGTTTTTTATGCTAAAAACGATATAGACTCAGATGCCCTTACTCAGTATATTCAAAAATTTATAATGAATTCTATACATTGATTTTCGGGGTTTATAATCTAAAATATATATATGAATGTTTTAATACTCGGTAAGGGTTATGTGGGGTCTCATCTTGCAAAATATATGTCCAGTGATGGTCATGGCCATATATATTTTAAATCGAAAAAAGAATTAGATTATACAGATAGTGAAATATTGTATAGTTATTGTTTAGAAAATTTTATCGATACTGTAGTTAATGCATCTGGTTATACAGGTTCACCTAATGTTGATGGTTGTGAAGATAATAAAGAAGATTGTTTTAACTACAATGTAAATGTACCTGTGACTATTGAGAGTATTTGTAAATCGTTAGGTATTAACTTTATTCATATTGGTTCTGGTTGTATATATGAAGGGTATGATAAGATATTTACTGAAGAATGTACACCTAATTTTGGAATATTTCAGCAGCATTCAAGCTTCTATAGTAAGACAAAGCATATATCAGAATTAATGCTTGATACGAACTTTACTAATATTGTTCGTATAAGAATGCCGATTGAGAGTTTTTTAACCCCTAAAAATCTTATTACAAAGCTTTATAATTACCCGCAGTTAATAGATTATACTAATAGTAAAACTGATATGCTTCATTTGTGTGAGTTTATTGAGGTTATTATGAATAACTTTAAAGCAGGCATATATAATGCAGTACATAGTAATGCTTTAACTACAATAGATGTTATTAATATCTTAAAAGAGTATGGTATTGAAAATAAAAATTGGGAATTTATACCATATTCAGAATTAAAAATAAAATGTAATAGAAGTAATTGTGTTTTATCTAATCAAAAAGCTAAAGATGATTTTGACTTCGATTGGGGTAATGAAGAACGTTATATACGATTAAATGCATCTATAATTGGAAAGGACTTACAATGAAAAAAGAATTAGTAGGTTTTACAGCGGGTAATTTTGATTTATTACACCCTGGTTACATTTATACGTTTGAGGAAGCAAAAAGACATTGTTATAGATTTTTAGTATTTTTACAAAAGGACCCTTCAGCTACCAGATATACAAAATATAAACCCGTTATACCTTACTATGAAAGATATAAGACATTAATGGCTATTCAATATGTTGACGATGTTTATATGTACCAAACTGAAGAAGATTTAATTAACTTAATTGAGTTTTTTAAGCCTGATATTAGAATTTTAGGAGAAGATTATATTGGTAAATCATTTACCGGTGATGATCTACCTCCAAAAGTAATTTATACAACTAGATCACATGAATGGTCAACGACAAAAATAAAGGATCTAATAACTGCTCAGACGATAAAGCAAAATCCAGATATTATAAAAAATGCAAAAAAGTAAAAATATATTAGTAACCGGGGGTTATGGGTTTATAGGTGGTAATTTTATACGATTCCTACGAGATAACTTTCCACAACATAAGATAACGTGTGTAGATAAAGATGGTTACGCATCAAATAAAGATTATGTAAAAGGTTTATGTGATAAAGAGTATAAATTAGACATTGTTAATACATTAGAGTTAGAAAATGTTTTTTTAACTAATGATAAGTTTGATTATATTTTCCACTTTGCAGCAGAATCACATGTTGATAACAGTATTAGTGGTCCAAAGGTTTTTATTGAATCAAATGTGCTCGGTACACAAAATATGCTAGAATGTTTCCGTAAAATTAATAATAACCACGGAAGATTCATCCATATAAGTACTGATGAGGTTTATGGACATTTAGGGTTCAATGATCCATCATTTACTGAGTTAACCCCGATTGCACCTCGTTCTCCCTATGCTGCAAGTAAGGCATCAAGCGATCTCTTGTGTATGTCATATATTGAAACGTTCAATTGTAACATAAGTATAACGAGATGTTGTAATAACTATGGTCCTAATCAGCATAACGAAAAATTTATACCAACAATCATAAAATCCTTGAGTAAAGGTAAGAAAGTACCAATATATGGTGAGGGTTTGAACGTTCGTGAGTGGGTGCATGTACATGATCACAATTTAGCAGTTTGGGCCGTTGGTACTCAAGGTAAAAATGAAGTCTACAACATCGGATCAGGGTTGGAACTAGCAAACATTGAATTAGTAGACAAAATATGCACAATTATGGGTAAGGACTTAGATAAAAACGTTATTTTTGTTAAAGATAGGCTTGGTCATGACTTTAGATACAGTATTAATTGTAATAAAATCAAAAAAGACTTGTTATATGAACCATTATACAATGATTTCGACGAGCAATTAAAAGAATTAGTTAAAATTTATGGGGAAAAATAAAATAAACTCAGGAAATTTATATGCCTGTCATCATGGACCATATGCAGGTCAGTTATTTGCGTTTATTTGCCGAAATAAAACGGAACAGACGTATAATTTTCTTAGAATGCCTGAAATGATAACGACAAAAATACCTCAAAAGGACTTTGAAGATGGTTTAGAAAAGGATATTATCAAATACGTTGAGAAAGTACCGGCATATGTTAATAAAGTTATAATGGCACAGTATAAAAAAAATGAAAATACTAACGATAGACGGAAATAATTTAGT